ATACACTATTGCTTACAACGACAACATTAGTTTCCAATGGTTTGCTCCAGCAGGAACTACAAGAGGTGTTGTACAAAACGCAAGTGCAGTTGGACATTTGACTACAGAAGGTGAATTTAAAGCAATTAGCCTTACACAAGGACAACGTGATGCAATGTATACAGCAAAGCTGAATCCAATTACAACATTTCCTGGACAAGGTACAATAGTATTTGGACAGAAAACTCTACATCCTAGTACTAGTAGTTTGGACAGAGTTAATGTTGCACGTTTGGTTGCTTATCTCAGAGAAAGATTTGATGAGATTGCTCGTCCGTTCTTGTTTGAAATCAATGATGCACAAACTAGAGCTAGAGCAAAAGTTGTATTTGAAAGATTCCTTGCAGACATTCTAAGTAGACGAGGACTTAACGACTTTGCAGTGGTTTGTGATGAAACAAACAATACGCCAGCAAGAATTGATCGTAATGAATTTTATGTTGATGTTGCTATTGAACCAGCAAAAGCGGCAGAATTTATCTACGTTCCAATTAGATTGGTTAACACAGGCACACTAAACTCAACAAACTAATAAAAATTAACTGAATACTTAATGGACTGCTTCGTGTGGTCCATTTTTTTTGGCGGTTTTTAATAAATACAATTAGCCGGTATTATGAGGAGATCGAAATGGCAGTTATTACAACATTAGGGGTTCCAGACAATTCAGGAAACACCACAACAATCATGCCCAAACTACAGTATCGTTTTAGAGTGACGTTCGTAGGTGAAGGGTTCACCGCTACTCCTACTAGAAGTGTTATTAGTACAACAAGACCCGCATTGACACACGATGAAATTCCGTTAGATGCATACAACTCAAGAATTTACCTTGCAGGTAAGCATACTTGGGACACAGTGTCTGTTGTATTAAGAGATGATGTAGACAGCGTAGTGCTAAGAGAATTAAACAATCAATTGAATAGACAAGTTGATCACGCTAACCAAAGTGGTCCAAGAGCAGGTGCAAGCTATAAGTTCCAAACCATTATGGAAACATTAGATGGCGCAAGTCCAACACCAGGAGTATTGGATAAGTTTGAACTAGCAGGATGTTACATTGCAAATATTAGCTATGGCGACATGGCATATGCTAGCAGTGATCAAGTACAGGTAACAGTAGGTATAAGATACGACAACGCAGAAATTTTTGATGCCGCAGGTAATGCAACACTAACAGGCGCTGATCAGGATCAGACAGTAAGTAACGCAACTGGCGGTGGTACACAGGCTTAACTAAGGTAGCATAAATGGGATTAACTAGTAATACCGGCCCATATAACGCCGCCGCAGAGCATTTCGGAGCAGATGATCCAGTAATGGTCAAAACTCCGAGACTGTCGTACAATTTTAGCATACAATTCTTACTTAATGAAAACGTAGCTATGGAAGACGATAGCTTTGGCAGAAACTTTACATTTAACAGAGTAGTAAGTGTAACAATGCCAGACTTTGACTACGGCTTGATGCCAGTTAATCAATACAACAGAATAAGACAAGTACCAACGAGAATGACTCCTGGTCCTATGAATGTTGTATTTTATGATACCAAAGACAATCAATTTCAAACACTATTAAAAGCATACGGTAATCATTACTTCCAAGGACACGAAATGGGAAGTGGTAATTTTAACGGATACAATACGTTAGATGAACAGTTTAGTTCAGGTGCAGGACATGAATTTGGCGCCAAAACTATACCAGCAAATGCTAGACACTTTTTTGAAGAAATAAGAATACATAACAAAGATACTGCCCAAGGTGGCAGAACAACTACATTGTTTAACTGTATGGTTACACAAATACAACACACTACATTTGATTACGCATCTAGCGGTACTTCTAGTTACACTGCACAATTTCAGCCTGAGCATGTAAACATAGGTAATCTTGGAGAAGAGTTTATTAATGAAACACAAGCTACAAGACAAGGACTACTTAGTGATATTGCAAGCAAAGTATCAAGTAGACCAGGACTTGCATTAGGAGCCGCGGCACTAGCATTATCTCAGACTCAAACTGGACAGAGAGTGTTCAACGGTGTATACAATCAAGCAAAAGAATCACTTAGAAATATAGGTGGTAAAACTTTTGTTGTGCCAAATAACCCACCGCCTGGTGTAGCTGGCGGGGCTATCGAAGGAATGTTGCCCGAAGAATAGTATCGATAAATACTACTAGAATGGCAAATAAATTTCAACAGGGTATATATGAAGTCAGAAATCCACGTAAGTATGTAGGCAAACATCGCCCAAAATATCGTAGTGGGTGGGAATTAAAGTTTATGCGTTTATTAGATACACACCCTAATATACTTGCATGGGCTAGCGAAAGTCATCGTATACCATATAGAAATCCAGCTACTGGTAAGAACACACATTATGTTCCAGATTTTTTTATAGTATATGAAGATAAGGACAAAGCTAGAAAAGCTGAATTTATAGAAATTAAACCTGCAGGACAAACACTAGCACATGCTAAGAGTCCAATGCAAAAAGCGGCGGCTATTGTAAATGAAGCAAAGTGGCAAGCCGCAAAAGTATTTGCACAAAGACAGGGAGTTGGATTTAGAGTACTCACTGAAAATGAATTATTCAACCAACCTAAGAAAAGGAAACGCAAATGAATTTAACAGATATGGTAGTTTTAGTAGTTTCATTATGGGGACAAACGTCTTCAGGAGAATGGCAGTACATTGGTAATCAATATGTACAGCAACAACCAATGACTTTAACAGAATGTAGTGAGTTCATTGCTGGACAAAACTGGGGAAAATATGAAAAAAATCCTTATTACAAAATTCAACTCGCATGTTATCATACTGGAGATAAACCATGACTAATAAAATAGAAGATGTATTTAATCTGCCACCAGCAAATGAACAAATAGATGAGCCTATCAAACAGGAAGAGACTGGATTGGATATTGCACAACTACAACAACAATTAGATGTAGCAGATAAAATTGATGCCGCATTGCCAATGGTAAGAGATTTAGAACAACTAGATGCTGACATGGACAAGTACGCTGATAAAGCAATGCATGCCTTTCAGGATCTCATGGATCTTGGACAAAATGTTGAAGATAGGCATGCCGCGGCTGTATTTGATACAGCAAGTAAGATGATGACCAATGCTATCACTGCTAAAACAGCAAAAATGGACAAAAAACTAAAGATGGTACAACTACAACTGCAAAAAGCCAAATTTGATGCACAAGAAGCTAAATCAAAAGGCGGAGATACTGCTATTCAAGGCGAAGCAGAAGAGTTCGAAGATCGTAATAGTTTGATAAATGCAGTCATTGATAAAATGAATAAATCGGATAAATAATTACAATGAAGGAAGAAGCGATGAAAACTTTGAAACAATATCTAGCAGAATCTGAGAAAAGCTACAAGTTTAGACTTCGTAGTATTAACGAGATTTCAGATGAGCATATGGACAGAATTGAGTCGCATATGAAAAAATATAATATGGAAAGCATGAGTGCATGTAAGAAAACAATCATGCAAAGCAAGCCCAGAGGATTTGGTGACGTAGGTCCAAATGAAGTTTTCATTTGTGATATGGAATTAAAATTACCAGCAACTCCCAATGCACTACAAGAGGAAATTGCAAGAATTTGTGGTTGTAGTGAAGGCAGTATTATAATAAACAATATGAATGAATCAGAAGAACTTTGGAATGATGAAATCAAAGATGATGACGAAGATCCAAAGAGCGTACTAGCCGACGCAGATTACAGTGACGCAGAAAAAGTAGATCACAGTGAACATTATGGTAACGAGTTTGTTGACAAGTTTGTTAAAGCTCAGCCAACAGGCGAATTGAATACAGAATACAAAGTATAAGGTGTGAAAAAATGAACTTAGAAGACTTAATCAAACTAGCAGGAGTGACAAAGTCCCCATACGACACACCAGTGCAAGAAGAACAGCCAACAGAGATTGAAGAACAGCCAGTAATGGACGAGACTGAAGGCATGAGAGCGTTAATTGCATTGGTAACTCCAGAGCAGTTAAACCAATTACAAGGCAACGCTCCAGTTGAAGAAGAAGGATTTGCTAACAGTGGCGATGAATATGCTGGCGAACCTGAAGAATATCAAGGC